ACCTTCTTGGTGCTGACGATGGCGAATGCCTTCTCAGAGTAATCCTTGAAAGCCAGCCCCAACTTGCTGAGGTCTGTGACCTGCTCGTAGCGGTACGCCTTTGCAGGCGCCTTCTTCTCCGCCTTTGCTGGCGTCTTCTCGCCCTTTGCCGATGGGGTGACGGTCTTCTTCTCCGCCTTTTTCTCCGCCTTCTTGGTCTTCGCCTGGGCAGCGAGTTCTTTCACTCGCTTGCTATAGGCTTCCTTAAGTTGGGCAGCGAGTTCCTCTGCCGCCTTTTTTGCGTTGATACCGTCGCTAAGATTAGCGAATACACTCTCGAATACGTTGACGTTGGTCTTTGCGCTCTTTGCGCTTTTCTTAGTTGTTGCCATGATGAAATAAATTTTTGAATGGTTAATATTTTTGTTTTGCCCCAGCACTTACGACTGGGCGATTATTTGTAGGCGCACGTCCATGGGGATGCGGTCAAACCACCCCTTGTAGAGGTCGCCCTGTCTTTTCTCCTCGCCCGTGTATGTTTTGCGGGCGGTCTCGATTTCCATGCGTCCTGAAGGATGCACGGTTATAAACAACCTGTGCATCTTTCTCAATGTTGGTCGGACGCACTTAATAACACCTTGTTCGAGCAGATACGGAATGAGTTCCGTCTGCTCGGTTTGCAGTCTCAATGTAGCCATAATCTTATTATTCTGCCGTTTGCCAAATGCCACCTCAGCCAGAAGCGCTTTCCTGCGCGTGTCTTTACTGAGTGGACGTACACCGCTGCCCCGTAGAGCAGTCCAAATATAGTCAGCAGCACGTCGCCGCTGAACATTAGGAGAAACGCTGGCGCCATTATCATGCACCCCAGCGTATAAATGATGCACTGCTTCATCTTACCAGTCCTCCTCGTCGATGAAACACTCTTCGCGCATGTCTTGCTGTGCCGCCTCGTAGGCAGCGGACATGTCGTCTTCACTCACACTTGTGGCGGCGAGTGCTACTGCGAGCACCGCTGCCGCCTTCTTGATAGTTATGTCCATATTTACATCCAAACTCTTAATTCTGCACTAAAAGTCCAATAATTCCCCGTAGACTCATTGTGCGCCTCGGTGCGGGCATTCTCTTCGCGCACCTGTTCCACGCACTCGTGTATTTTACCTGGGAGAACGCTCTCCCAGTCGTTGTCTGTCCAAGCAGAGCCGTCTCCACTTGTGTTGAGGACGAACTCCGCCTTGCTAAAATGCAAGCGGTCAAGGTCGGCAAGACGCTCCTCGCTCATGGTGAGGAGTTCCCATGTGAACATCCTCAAGAATGCCTTGGGATGCTTGCGCACGCACTTTCTGATGCCATCGCGCCTCTGCTCCTTCATCACTCTGTATGCGGCTTTGATTTCCGCCTTCTTTTTTGCTATTGAGCACTCCGTGCGGAGTGCTGGGTTTGTTGAATAGTAAAGCATGTCTTTGTTTTGCCGACTCTCACGGCAGGGCGCTCCTTACGCCCTTTTATGGTTAAAAATTGTCCCTTGCGCCAATGTCAGTTTACGCGCCCGAATCTTACGGGAGCGCAAGAGTTAGAGTATGTACCTCCAGTCTTTTCATTTTGTTTTGATGGTTACGACATTGTACCCGAATCTCTTCGTGCGGATGTAAGATTTCGCGCACTTATCCACATGCTCGGTCACTTTCTTGCGAGAGCGGAAACCCCGTCCTGCGGAAAAAATCTCCCTCGCAGACATCATTGCCAGCGGTTTTTCACGGCACTCGCCCTCGTAAGAACGCATTACCGCACCGAACTCGCCTGTTCTCGGTCTCCCCGCGTGTATCGGGAAAACTTTCCTCCCTCTAATCAAATATCCATGTCCTCGAGCCGCCTCCACGTTCCGCATGGAGTAGCGCATAAGAACCCACTCGCCGCCTTCGATAGCGACAATCACCTTGCGCCTCTGAATGGACGCCTCGCCCAACGCCACCAAGTCTATGGCAATCGGATACCTTTCGAGACTCGTGTGCATCTTTTCCAAGCACATGCGCCCTACTGTTTCGGGGTTTAGTTCTGTCTTCATACACTCGCATAAAAATGGCGGTCGAACTTTCGCCCGACCGCCCCGTTATACCTGCCTGTCAGTCTCCTCGCTTAGAACACCACGTCCTCCTTGCGGACTTTCACCGCTTTGCGCATCTTTGCCTCCGCATCCCAACGGAGTATCCAGCACTCGTCCACGTTCGTCCATGCCACCTCAGACTCCTCCGCCTTTTTCTGGTGCTTCTCAATCTCCTGCGACTGTTGCAACTCCTTCAGCATGATGCGTCCGCTCCATGCAGAGTGGTCAATCTCCACTTTCTTGTAGACAGAGATTGCCTTTCCGTCCTCGGACAGCGCGTCCTCCTCTGAGGCGAACACGCGCATCATCTTGTCCTTGTCGCCCTCGGAGATGGCAACTTTGGCTACCACGTTCTTGTAGATGTAGTTTGCCATAACTTTTCCGTCTGCATTTATTGCCTTAAGGTCGTCGTCTACACCTGCGTTAAAGAGTGCAGGCGTGATGCCTTTCTTGACGCCCTTAGGTGTCACGAAACGTGCAACACCGTGTTGCATCAGCCATGTTTCCACAGTGAGTCCATCAGTCTCGGGCAAGGCCTTGTGGAATACGCCCTCGAAGGTCTTCAGTTGCTGACTGAGCGTGCCGATGAGGTCGAGTATACCACGCATGCCCTTGTTCTCCTGCTTCTTACTGATTGTCATAGTCTTCATACTCATAAGTTTGCCGAATTGCACGGCTGGGCGTCCTTTGCGCCCATTTTTGGGGTTAAACAAAACTTGATGCGTAGTGAGGAGTCGAACCTCACCACACACGCCTATGAGAATTTAAGTCCGTGATTTTGGAATTAGGTCTATTCACTCAGAGAGTGGTCTTGCCTTGCCACTGTGTCCCATGACCGCCTCGCTCGGGAGAAAGCACGCTCGTCCACTTTAGTGGCAAGCAGGAGTCTTGGCGTGCCTATTTTCTGCGCGTCATGGCATCTGAAGGGTCTGCGGTTGCGACATAAAAGCCCCCTCGCACTATCCGTGCGGGTACACATTGCCCATGTGTGTACACTTCACTCCCTACCGTGTAGAGTGTTGATTTATGCAGTACCGACACAGTTGTGTCATAGACACTTTTCGCCACTACAAAGCACATAGTGCTTTTTTTTGATGTAGCGCACCGAATAGGTACATAGCGCAAAGGTAGCAACATGTCAAAGAAACGCATTAGATGCGTGCTGAAGTTGTCTGTCACTCAACTTTCAACACCTCAAACATATAACAACCTTTGTAGGAAAACAAATTTTTTGGAAAAGTTGAAAAATGCTTTATACCTTATATATATAAGTAAAGATGTTGTTTTTGTAAAATGCTGAAAATCAATAACTTATAAAATGAATTTAGGGAAAAATTAAAAAAGTCGAAAAATTTTTGAAAAAAGTTTTTGCAAATTGATAAATTTAATGAAAAGATAGGAAAAAACACGAAAACTTTTAGCAAAACTCAAAAGATATTCTATGTTTCAAAAGTGCTGAAAATAAGGCAGTTATAGAAAACTCAAAAGAAAACTTTGCCGATTTTGGGTTATGAAAAATCTTGACAAACTTTTCTATATAAATAAGGTATAGAATTTGTTTCACTAATGTGGAAAGTGAAACTAAAATTTACCCAAAAATCTCTGAAACGCCGAGAAATAAAGGAAAAATGACGGGGTGGGTGTACCGCTCCCTCTCCATGCCACATTTACACTTTTCCAAAATTTCAAATTTCAAAAATTAACAGACTATCTCAGTTTAAAAGAATATGCCTGGTCGCTCCCAGAAAACTATATAGAACCAAAAAGTTTTCATTTTCAAAACGACCTCCATAATTGCCCCAGGTTGCGTTAAAATTCATCGACCTTAACAACTGCCCACCCAACCGGAGAAAACCCGCCACAGAGCCTCCCAGACCCCTCATTTGCAATTTTACCTCACAACATATCATCCGCATTACAACAATACACCCCAGCTTCATAGAAGCTCCAGGTTCCGCCAAACCTTCCTCGCCCTTGCATCTACCCACCCGAACGGAGAAATCCTCTCAGCGTCCACGCCAGGCACCTCATTTCAAACTTTCCGCCACCACACGCAAGCCTGGCAGCAACTTTTCTCACCCAGGCACACATGAAATTCCAAAAACTAAAAACCGAAAAATTTTCTCCGCCCCAAAATCAAATTTCAAAATTAACAATTAACCAATCCAAATCTGGACCGGCTGGATCGGGGTCGGGCAGGGGAGGCGTCCAGGGCAGCGACGGGGCAGGGCGGGGCGGCGCAGCGGCGGCGGCCCAGTATAAAGTAACCATTAACATCCATTTCATAAAACTCCAAACGGTTTAATGGTCACGCAACACCCCCGACTGACTGGAACACCCCATTGGAAAAATAATGCTGAAGGTAAGTCGTCAAGGACCAATGAGTGTAGTCCATGGCTTTTCTTGCGAGGAGTGACTCGGCCCCAGGGACGAGTTACTCCGAGTCAAAAGAAAAGCCCCTACCATTCCAATACATTCCAAAACATATCCAGACCATTCCAACGGGGACTCTCCGAGAGGCAATAAGGGCTGGGAGTAAGGTCTGTAAACCCTATAAACACTTTATACCCCCTTTTAACTGTTTGGAACGAGTATACACTTTCGCGTAAGCGGAAGTGTATACGAGTGGAAAACAGTAATGGTTTAATAAAGAGTTTTTAAAGGGGGTGTATAGAGGTAAAAAAAGCTCCGCTTATTTTTACCTCTATACACCTATATGGGTTTTAATTCTTCCACTCCGTTCCAGAATTAAAACCTTAACAACCCCTTTAATGGTTTTTTCTTTTTTTAGTCTTCGACCGTAAGGGAGAAGGGTAAAAAAAGAAAAAACCTTTCTTTTCTTTATTTATTTTCTTTTCTTTTTTTCTTTTGATACCGCAACTTTTCTTTTTTTCTTTTCGTTTCTTTTTTCGTTTCTTTATTTTGATATAAAAAACAATATATGCACTCCAGCGTTTCAAAACAAAAACCCCGCCCGGCCATCGCAGCCAGACGGGGCGAGAAATTCAGAAATAATTCAATAACAATTTTTGAAAGAGAACGGTGTCTCTCGACAGCTGAAGAATCTAAATTATTAACCAATCATTTATAAAATTTGAAACAATGAATAGTGTCCGGTATCAGTCATTCACCCTTTCACACACCCACCCGGCGAACTGCTCCATAGCCATCAGCGCCTTCTCGGGGTCCAGATGAAACCTGCCCTCTGTGAGCCTGTCGTACCCGCCCACGGCGAACAGCCTGGTATCGCCCCTGGCAATGTACACGGCGTTCTTGACCCTTTCCACATGGCAGCTTCCTGCAATGGAGATTCCGCCCTTCCAGCCGTTCATGCGCCTGCACACCTCCTGGCCGACCCTGATGGCCGCCATCATGTCGTCCGCTGTGTTGTCGTCCATCAGGGAGATGAGGGCTATGCGCCCCTTCCTGTCATAGATGCACGTTCCGAATATGTCGACGGTGTACGGGCTTTGCCACGCGTTCCGTCCTGCTGCTACTGTCTTTGCCATAGTCTTGTATGTTTTTTACGCCTGCTCGTCGCCGTCGTCCAGCCACGAGATGAGCACGATTACTATTGCCAGCCCGGCAAACATTAATATCCATCCGATAACGCTCATAAGCCTGTGAGTCTTGATTTGATGATGCCCTTGTTGAAAATCTTGGCCACCTCCAGCTCGGCCATGCAGGCCCGGCTGTTCTGGTAGCCCTTCGAGAGATACAGGTTGTCGCACTTCAGCATGGCCCCTATGCGACGCGCCACATAGCTGTCCGCAGAGACGCTTTTCGCGCCTATCACGTCGAACGGCGTGACCACCTTGGTGTAGCCGCCCCTTTTCTGGAGCAGGGCGGCCTGTTCCTTCACCCACTCCCTGTAGGCCGTGCCGTCCTCGGGGATTGCCGGGACACACACATACACGCTGCCCCCTTCAGAGCCCTCGCCGCACAGCGCCCATTCGAAGCGCCACTTGGTATGGTACTCGGGGAACATCGACGCCAGGCTGGCCGGGGATATGTCCTCGGCGCTGAAACAGGGGATGTCGCTGAACACGACAACCTCCTCCTCTTTCTCTAAATCATACCCCGTCGCCTTAATGCGGACATGGGCCCCTTCGGGAGGGTATTGCGAGAAGGCTTTCCAGTCCATTTTGTAAAGCCCCTCTTCAGATATTCTGGTATATTCCATTTTTCCAAGTTTATTTTGTTTTTGTCAGTTTCCTCTGCCGCCTCGTCCATGTGGTTCAGGGCGAGCACTGCCGTGGCCACGGCGTTTCTGAAGGTTCTGCACCCTGACGGGCCGGGTTCGTCGCATGTGAGCTTCAGGTAGCCCAGGAGAAGCCTGGCCAGTTTTCCTCTGTACACGCTTCCGGGCGAAGAGTATATCGAGTCGCCGGGGTGGTCGTGCGCAACCCAGCCGAACTGCCAGCCATCGCCCTTGCGCTCGATAATGAACTTCAGCCAAATGTCTCCGTCGAACTCCGGGCACATGGCGTACTCGGCCCACCCGGCGCATTCGGCCTCGCGCAGCGCGAGCATAATCCTGCCCCTTTCGGCCTTGCTCTCCAGCGTTTCCTCGCAGGAGAGAGCTGTCTTCACCTCTATGGTCATTGCAGGTTCAGGTTAAGCTTGTCGTCGGGAACTATGAGCCCCTGCCCGGGTTTCCACCCATCCTCGGTGCGGAGCTTCTGGAACTTCTCTATCAGGTCGCACATGACGCTGTCTGTCACGCGGCCGAGATGAAAGTAAACGCAGCCGTCTATGTTGCGGCAGTCCTTCACTGTCTTCTCAGGTATTCTCACGCTCAGCTCTCCGTTCTCCCCGGGCACAGGCTGTAGCCCGTAGTCGGAAAGCTTTGAGTCGAGCGCCACCACGGTGATGCCCAGCTGGGGCATCTCCTGGTATTCAAAGTGTATCGGTTTCGGCATGTTTCTCAGATTCTTTTCTCATTAGTAGTCTGTACATGGCCATAGCGCCCTTCATAAAGGAGGAATGGCTGGTGTTCTCAACGCCGTCGATGACGCCCTTTATATATGAGCGGTTCTCGGGGAATCCGGGGGCGACGGACCTGGTGAGTTCCACAACGCCCTTGTCATGCTTCTCCGCGAGCTCTTCCAGCTCAAGCAGGAGTTCCTTGGTCATCTCAATCATAAATCTCCTCCTCTCTCGGGTCGTGGTCTGGCGGGAGCACGCGCTCGTCGTACGCCCTTTCTATGTCCTTCCGTGTCATGTTCTCTATCTTGACCTTCTGCGTGGCCTTCCTTATCCTGGACATTATGGCGTTGTCCTCGCCGTCCACAAGGTCGTCAAGTATGTTCACGGCCAGCCAGTTTACCGACAGCCTGCGCCTGTTGCCGCTGAGCTTTTCCTCGCTGAGCAGACCCATCTTCAGCAGGCTGCGCTTACATTCGTACACCGTGGGTTTCGACACGCTCATCTTCAGGGAGAACTGCTTCGTGTTCAGGATGCACTCGCCCCTCTCCAGAATCTCCTCCATGACAACGGAGAAATACCTGAGCTCGTCAGGCCTGAGGAAATGCACCAGGACTGTCGGGAGAGGCGTAATCTTGCCTGTAAAGACCATGTCTGTCGTAACGTTCGCGGACACTCTGTATTCTACGCGGGGTATCTGGATTCCCAGTTCGGAAATTGACTTGGTGGTGTCCACAAGCACCTGGGTCACCCGCTGCACTCTGTTCTTTATCATTGCTGACTGTAATCGCCAAAGCACTGTGCGTCATCAGATGGAGGCCTGAAGGCCTGCGTAAAACCCCTTTATAAGGGCTTTTCAAAAAATAATTCTATTTGTTGCGGTTTTTATTTGTCTTTTTGCTATCTTTGCAACCGACACAACTTAATCCGCCCATGAAATCGCTTAGACAAGCCGAAACCTACATATCGGAGTGCGCCTTCAGCGACGCCGACTGGCCGTGCGTGCTCGATTTTTTCAGAAACACTTACAGCGCAAGCCCCGACCGTCCTCGCGGGAAGACACCATGGACGTGGGAGTCGTTCCTGCTGTGGCATGAGAGTATGCCCGGCGCCGGCGACATTGTCGAGTTCGGGACGAACATCGGCGTGGTCGGCAGGTGCTTTCCAGGCGTGTACGAGCTGTGTACCTACATGTCGTACGACTGGAGGCCTGTGAACAAGCCGCTGCGCGTCCCGGCGGACAGGGTGAAGCCTGTATACGGGGACAAGCTGGCCGACTTCAGGGCGGACCTGCGCTCCAACAAGCTGGAATACTCCGAGAGGCTGGGCAGGATGGTCGACATGTTCAAGCCTTCCGACGGCGACTTTGTGTCCGTGTCCAGCGACTCTGGGAAGCGCATGGGCATATTCCGGGCCGAGCGTGGCGGCAGCTATACCTTTTACTACCTGGAAGGCGGCGGGGTTTCTGTGCCGGTGAAGGACTGCACCCTCAGGGCGGCGTCCACCACAGAAGCCATCAGGATGCACGACACGTTCGCCCTGAGCGGCAAGAGGTGGAACGCCAGGAAGCATGTCTTCGAGGCCGTGCCTACAAGGGCGAGGCTTGGCGAGACATACTGGTACATTACCGACAAGTTCTATGTCAGCGCCGTAAAGGACGCCAGGACCGCCACCCATAACGAGAGGTTCAAGAACGGCAACTACTTCACGTCGTATGCCTCTGCGCTCTCGTTCCTCGTCAGGCTGAAGGGGCTTGTGTCTTCCGTTAAGGGGGATGCCGGGGAGTCACTCCTGCCATAGCGGCTTGAACCTCCCCTTCAGTGCGTTTGCATACCACCAGTCGTCGGCTTCGTCCCTTGTTATTTTCTCAAGCGGCGACTCCTGCCCGTTCCTTTTGTTCCATTCGGCGCATTTCTCGGCGCTGAAGGCGTATAGTCCGTGAGGGGTGCCGTAAACCGACGAGGACTTGTCAAGGCATGACACCAGGTCATCCTTGCCCACCTCGAGCCAGTCCTTGTATTTCTCCATAAAGCCTGTAAGGTTGTCCGATGACGTGTCGTGGTGCCACAGAGCCCAGCAGTAAACGGCGGCCTCTATTCCTGTAAGCGCGTCCCAGCCGTCGTCTGTGGATGCGGCCATGACCACCTTTCTCAGGAATGTGCGGTTTTCCTCCAACTCGCTTTTGTTTTCGCTGAAGGAGGTGTGGGCGTTGGTCCCGCCGAGCTTGACTATCCCGTCCTTTGTTATCACGCATTCCCCGTCTTCCACCGGAAAATTGAATATCCCCTGGATTTTGGCCCGGTCATAGGCGTTCTTGTGCCTGATGGAGTACGACTTGCCCCATATATCCACTCTTCCGCCGTTCTCGGCTGCGTCGTTGAAGCTGTCGGCAATGTTCTTCGCCAGCCTCTGCACAATCTTTTCCGGCACTCTCTCGCCCCACGGCTCGCCTTCCTCGGAGTCTTCCGGCACAGCCAGCTCGTAAAGGCAACTGAGGGCGTAGGCGGCATGAAGCAGGTAGGGCCTGTCAGACACCTCCCAGGGTTCGTTCGCCAGGATGTACAGCTCGCTGTCGCTGTAAGTCTCTTTTCTATCCATCACCCCTCCTTTCCGGACATGTCTACCACTTTGGCAGTCGTGCCGTCTTGCGCTTTTGGTTTTTCAAGACCTCCCTTCATCATGGCTACCGCAACCATCGTGTCTGCAAGGTCCAAGGCGTGGGGCGTCTCATTTGAGAGCAGGCCGATTACAACCTTCTTGATGATGCCGTATAGAGGGACGCTGACATCATTCTCCTCGGTCAATATGGTGGCGAATATGCCTTGCGCTATCTTGTCGGCATCGCCCTTCATGCTCACGCCACAGATGTCGTTGCTCATCGCCACAACCATGTAGTCCGCGTCGTCCCCGAATATCTTGTCGGCGGACTTTTTTATCTTTTCCAGTTTGTTTTTCATAGCCTAAATGAATTTGATGATGTCGTTGTTTGTCCGTTCGTCGACGGAAATCTCGGCTGGCGCCTCGGGCCAGACGTGCTTGCCGTCCAGTATGCGCCTAAATTTCGAGATATACCTCTTTGCCTCCTCCTCGTCTTTGAAGACGGCGTCGGTCAGCATGATGTTTCCATTTTCCGTTGTACATCTTTTTCTCGCGGGATTCCAGATACAGAGGAAATTGCTTTTCTGTAGGAGAATCACCCCATTTTCGTTCTTTCCGCTCTCGTCATAGACTGGCAGAATCTTGAACCTTGTCGTGAACAGGTTTTTTACTTTCATTGTTTCTTCTTTTTCTTGTTCACTGCTTTCGCTGCATCAGTCTCTGGCCTTGAGGGGTGTCGATACCCCTCCACCAGGTTTATGTTTATAAAGTTCTTACAACATTCATCTCCGGTCTTCCAGTTTTTCGGGGGCGTGTTCCATGCGCCGCTTTCCCATTCAAGCTCGTACTTGTACCTCAGGCACTTGTATCTGTCGAGACACACCCTTGAGCCGCATCTCCAGCCGGTTTTCTCGAGCTTCTGCCACAAGGCCTTGTCGCACCACCACGCCGTGTCGGGAAAATCTTTTCTGAAGGAAGGAGGGACCTTGCCAACCTTCCACACGTCATTGCTTTTTGACAGCACGAGCGTATGGCTGCCCTCGCTGGGCATCAGCATGTACCTGGTCTTCCCGTTCCCGCCAAGTGTGTCAAAGAAGGATGTCTCGGTGCTGTCGACCCATGGGAATACCCTGTAGCATGTCCCGTTGACCGTATGGAGATGGCTCCTTCCATGTCTCGAAATGTTCGTCCATATAGCGCATTCCGGGCACAGGCTGTACTTTTCACAGTAGTACTTTGTCCTGGAGTTCTCTTTCAGGTTGTCGACCAGGGAGACTCTTCCGCACCTGCTGCATGTCGTTACATGTGACAGTATCTTTATGCCTTCCAGCTTAATCATATCGTGATGGATTCAAATATGCTTCCTATCTCCTCGTCTCTTATGCCGAGGTATATCATGGTGGTGTCCAGGTTGGCATGGCGGAATATGCGGTTCAGGTAAAGCAGCGCCTGGTTGCTCCTGCCGCTCTTCTCGTACACATATCTCCCGAAGGTCTTTCTGAATGTGTGCGTGCTGAAGTTCTCCACGTCCAGGGCATACCTGTCACGCCACTCTTTCAGCGTTTTGTTGACGTACTGGATGCTTACCGGCTGCCCGTTCTTTCCGGCTATGACAAAAGCCGCCTTGGAAGGGCTGCCCAGCTTCTTGTAGAGGCTTTCGATATGCGCCCGTGCGTTCTCCCCTATAGGAATCCTCTTTGTCTTTGACGTTTTCTTTTCCGTCACGATGAGGTTCCGTTGCCCAACTATGTCACCCCATCTGAGCTTGCTGATGTCGCTGAAGCGCAGCCCCGTGCAGAAGGACACGATGCAGTAGGCGCACCAGAAGTACTCCTTTTCGGCTGCCAGGGACTCGACGAGCCTCTTGTACTCTTCGTACGGCAGGTAGTCAGATGTTGTGATAGTTCCTTTCATGCTCATTTTGTTTCGCTTTTTAGTTTCACTTTGCAAAAGTAGAATAAAAAAGTGAAACTTTAGAATATTTTTGAAAAAAGTTTTGTTAAAGTACATTAAATACAAAATAAAGTGTTGATAAGCAATAACTTATCAACACTTTTCAATGTACATCAAAATCATTCTCGTGCGCGTTCCTTACTTAATGCCGGTGCTGCCGAAACCGCCGGCTCCGCGCTCGGTGTCGCTAAGCTCTTCACGCTCCTCGAACTCTATGGGGACCGTGAACCCCAGTTTTATCTGGCCTATGCGGTCGCCCACCTCGTATATCGGCATGTTAGGCATGACATGGTAGAACATCAGCATGACCTCGCCACGGTAGGGCTCGTCCACCGTCCCGACACAGTTGCAGAGCACAAGACCCGTCTTCCAGACTGACGAGCGTGGACGCACGTCTATGCTGACCGGATTGACGGGGACACAGCCCTTGCCGTCGCCCCTGTCTATCTCGAACGAAAGACCTATCCCGTATTTGTAGACTCCTGGAGCCACCTCTTCGCGGCTCGTTGCCCACACGTCGTAGCAGAAATCGCCTGGGTGCGACTTGACGGGCTCTTTTGCATTCTCGTTGAGTTTTTTGTAGTATACTTTCATTTGATTAATGGTTTAGCTGTAAATATTCAGACTCGAGCATGACGCTTCCCTTGCGCATGTCTCTTGTGGCGTAAATTTTCCTGTCCACTCCGCACATGTCGTCGAAATCAAACAGGGAGAGGCTGCCCAGGTCGTCGTACTCTATCTCTACGTCCTTCGGCACAGCCCTCCAGTATCTTTTGTTGACGCTGATTATCTCCCCATAGGCGGCCTTTATCAAGGACTGCCTGAGAGCACCTGTCAGAGAGCTTGCTTCGTTGATGGAGCGGAACACGGCACACAGCCTGTACTGCCCGTCAAAGGCTACAACTTTGGTGTAGCCGTCAGTCATCTGCTGGCTGTTGCTCATCGTTTCTTTGCTTTATTATGTCTTCAAGTACTTCCGTGGGAACCCTTTCTGCGGCTGACTGTATGGCGAACCCGAGCGAGTAGGCCACGCCGTTTTCCAGGGCGTCTCTCAGGATGGTGTCGAAATAGGCAAGGAGCCTCGGGTCGGCGTATGACAGGAAGAGGTTCATCAGTTCGGCCGCTATCAGGACATGCCCGTCCGGGTTGGTGTAGAACAGTTTCGCTATATTAAGCTTAAGGCTCTTTACATACCCTTCTATAAAAGGCTTGCACACACGCATAAATGTTTTGTGATTAAAGCCTTCTATACCTACGTCCTCACAGAAAGCCGTGGCGTCGAACACCGGCAGGCCGTCCTCAGTTGAGCCGAAAAGAAGCTGGGGTATCTCCGTCACCAGTTGTTCTTCGGTCTTTATGGCCTTTGTCAGGCTTGTTGTCTTGTAGTCCATGGCTTAGTAGATTACGTCTATTATCCCGGTTTTTGCAAGCCCTACAGACACATAGTCAAGCGCGGACTTGTCCATAACGTCATTGAGTCCGTTAAGCGCGTCGCCGAGGCTCGCCCCCTGGACAAGATATGTAACACTCTCCTTCTTTTCGTCACCGGTTCTTTCATTGACCGTCAGAATCTGGAGCTTTGCCTTGTACCATTCGTCGCTTTGCGCCGTTTCTTTGGCAAACACCTCCTTATACTGCGCTTTGCTTATCGCCAGTATCTCCACGTCTCCGCTGACATACTGCTTCACCTCCTCGAATACTGTCTTTTCTGCATCGCCGAAAGACACGGCGTCAACCGCGTACACTTCTGCGGTCTTTTTTACTTCACCGCTTTCCGTCTGTTTTTCGTACGAGGCTTTAACCTCGTACCAGTTTCCTGTTTTTGATTCCATTTGTTTTTCTTTAAGTTGTTGTTGAACTGTTTGTCATCAGATGTTCATATATATCTAATAGTCTGGGGTGTACACTTGTGTTTATGAATTATTTTTACAAAGTACTTCAAAAACTCTGATACAAGGGTGCTTTAAAATTTTAAACAAAATGTGTAAGTAGTACATTATCAGTCTTTTATAATATGCACTGTTCATTCTACCTGACCACCGGAATTGCTATTAACTAAAAAACATTAAATATTATGCGTAAGAGGACACAGAACAACTCAAACGGAGACTTCTTCACCGACGAGGCGCTGGTCTCGTATTTCAGGCTTGTCAAGAAAACCATACAGGAATATACTGAAGAGCTTGCACGCCGGTGCCACTACAAGTCTATCGTGAACCAGACAGAGGACGGCACAGTGCTGGACGACCGTTCCAGGCTTATCGACCTTTACGACTCGTGCTTTATCCAGAACGCACACCTTCAGGGTGTCCGCGAAACATTGTACTCCATGCTGACCGGCGACAGGTACATGCTGGCTAAGCAGAACGAGAAAGGCAAGTGGATAAAGGATGTCGAACAGTCGAAGATAGCGCAGGGCACCCAGTTTGAGAAGATAATCTCAGGCATACTTGACGCCAAGATGTACGGTTACACGCTCATCGAGGTGTCAAACGACCTTGACCCTGAAACCGGCCTTCTCAGGGAGGTCAACATTATAGAGCGCAGGAATGTCTTGCCCGACCAGCGAAGAGTTATCCAGCGCCAGCATGAATGGATGCCTGGATGGAGCCTTGACTCTGAGCAGTACAGGCACAACTACATTCTTGTCAACAGCGGAGGATTCGGCCTTTATGCCGCCACCACTCCGCTTATTCTTGCGCAGAAATACACGCTTAGCAACTGGGTCAACTTCAGCCATACATACGGACAGCCGATTATCCACGGCAAGACTTTGTCGGAGGATAACGCGGCGCGAAGAAGGCTGGCCACCCAGATAGGCTCGGCAGCCCAGAATAAGGTCCTGGTCACAGGAAAGGACGATGAGATAGACATCAAGGCTTTCACGATGTCCAACTCAGAAAAGATATATGACTCGCTTATCGCCTATGTGGACAAGAACGTGTCCAACCTGATACTCGGCTCTCAGTCCATGGCTGGAAGTGAGCAGGCTTACGTCGGCTCCACCCAGGCTCATGAGGAAATCCTGAGAGCGAGAATAAAGACGTACAGGACCTATGTGGAGAACGTGATAAACGAGCAGGTTCTGCCGGTGCTTCGTTATTGGGGGCTTGTTTCAGGCGATGTCCAGTTTAAGTACTCCAACCAGGTGGACATGAGCAACAAGGACAAGATTGCCTTGACGAAACTGCTTGTGGACAATTACGAGTTTTCTCCTGAAGAGATAGACAAGATGTGGGGAGTCGAGGTTGGAGAGCAGCGTCTTGACAGTTGGTCTTCAGGCGGCTGGACTGGCGAGGGCGGTGACGGCGACCACCATATAATGTCTGATGAGGAATATGAGAAGCGCTACGGTCATCCAAGGGGCGTCTCGAACAGGGTAAATTTTCTAAGGGGGGTGAAGTAGGCGGCGCATTCATCCCCCACAAGAACATAAAGGCCGAGATGACCGACGAGGAACGGGCTGAGCGTGACAGCAAGTATGACAAGCTGCTTGCGCTGTACATAGCCTTGCTCAGAAGCCTTCATGACGATTATGAGGAGAAGCTGTACGAGCTGTCGGAGCAACGCTGTGCATACGCTATAGAGGCAGTGCTTTCAGGTCTCGGTGTGGACGCTGAGTATGCCTCTCAGCTTCTGAAGGCGAAGGATGACAACACCTTGACCGAGCATGACTCTGAGATGCGCGACAGGATTCTCGCCGCTTTCAGGAACATTATTGACTTTTCTGTGGCTGAGGAATATCAGCTGTACCGTGAGTCGCTTGACATTGCAGGCGATTCCGATGTTGACTTTGATTCTGACGAGTATGAAAAGATGAAGGACGCATGCCATAGATATAATTATGTATACGCCGCAGTCGAGGATTCGGACATAGAGTATGCCGGGGCCATGGCTGCCTGGTGGATATCGGTGGCACGGAACGAGTATCTGATGTATCTTACCCAGGGGGATGACAGGGTGAGGCCGTGGCATGCGGCTCTCGAGGGCTTCAGTGCAAGGCGCGATGAGTTCCCCCAGTGGATGATACCGCCTATAGAGTGGGGCTGCCGTTGCTATTTGATAACTATGGCCGGTGATGTGGTGGAAAGTGCTTTGGATGCCAGGAAAGTGGTTGCGAAAGTTCCTTCAAAACCGTCTCAGATTGACGGGGTATTCAGCGAGTCTCTCGCTAAGTGCGGGAGGATATTCAGCAGTTCTCATCCATATTTCCAGATAATGGAGAACGATGAGAGCATGTTGCAGGGTTTTGTAGAACGCTTAAGGGAAAAGTGGAATGCCGGATAATAACGGGGGAAAGAAAGATTGGGCGGCCATACAACGTGCCTATAATGAAAGACTGAAGGCCGCTGCGGAAGCCAGGCGAGACGCTGCGAACAGAGAGTCAGACAAACGCATTGAAGAACGTCTTAAGCGGGAAAGGGCGTTAAAGCGCGAAGCACGCTTTAGAAACCTGGAAAGGACTCCTACTGGCAGGATAAAAAGAGTTACTCCCAAGACTCCTACTGGCAGGTGGGAAGGGTACTTTTGGGGCAAGGAAACCTGGAAAAGTAAGCCTTGGAACGTAAAAAGAAACGAAGCTGGAGGAAAAAGAGGCGGTCATTTACGAGATTGGTATAAGCCGCTTACCATTAGCGATAAAGGCGGAATAAAGTTCAGCAAGGTCTATCATGAATGGACTACCGTTAGGCGGAGGGGGGATGGAACGGTAACGTCTTCTAAAACTCGTGTTATAAGGTCCAATTCAAAGTGGGGCGTTCAAATTAAGCAACAAGGAAAAGGTGGTGCTTTTGTGCTCAACGGTTTTGGCGATTGGCTTAGGCAGCTGGCTATAGCTAAATACAGAATGGCATTGGGCGCAGAATATTTTCGTATTGCGATAGGCCATAGGGCTAAACGTGTGTTTGAACTTTCGTTTAAATATCACAAATTTTATAATGAAAACACTGAATGGAAGCCGCTTGCAGAATATACAGAGAAAAAAAGAAAACGCACAAACACATGGTACGGAGACAACAAAAGTAAATTGTATGAGCATGGCCGTTTAGCAAGCTCTTTAAAACTGACAAATAACAGCAAAGTCACCCGCATAGAAACTCAAAAAGTTTCTGTCGCAAGAAGGTATAAAGGGTATACGAGAGTCCATTCGTACGTCTATGCTGGTTGGCACAATGAAGATAACCCGAGGGGGAGAAAATGGGGTGAAAAGATACCCCAGAGGCAATTTATGGGATTCTCCAGCAGTACGTCTTTTGATAAAGTCGATGATTTTGCCTTTAAAATTGCCGACAGGTATTTGTTTGACAATGTTTTCCTTGCCAAAGGGTAATCTATTAAAAATAAACAGCCATGATAGTAGACAAGAAAAGCAACGAGGTCATAAGCGGCAACAGCAAAAGCGTGCTTGCCCCAGCTCCAGAAGAAGAAATAGTTTCTGTAGATGTTCCTGAACAGGTTGAGGCTAATGGTCCTATGGATATACTCAACGCTATGAAGGAAATCCTCAGAAGCGTTACATGGGAGTATGGCGTTGCCAACAGTCCAAAGATATTCAGGACAGTTCAGATAAGCGACGGCCAGTACGAGCGCATTATCAACAGCAAAGGGAATTTGGAGGAGCCGATAGGCTTCCCCTGTGCTTTTGTGCATTTTATCAACTGGCGTTATCTTGTGCAGGCCAGCAGGATAAACGAGGGCCGTGCAGAACTGAGAATCCGCTTTATTATGAACAGGCTCAACAATCATGACGACGGCTATGACATGGATGTCTATTATGTTGCCGAGCGCATACACCAGACCATCCAGGAAAGCATAGACAAATATGAATGTCTCCAGGAGCGGTGCCGTCTTGAATATGTCGACCCGATGGAGAGCTTTGACCATGCTCTTCAGCCATGCTGGATGACCTATGAAGTGTGGTTCAAGCAGCGGAATGTGTGGATTACGCGAAGGAAGACATACAAGAAAATTGTGTTCCCACCGTTCGCTAATCATGCCGACCAGGACCCTGAGATTGAGGATATTAACCCGATGGGCCACACTAATCTCGACCATCCCAGAACATATAATGAAAGCACTGGTTACATTGAGCCTTCAAGCCCTGGTAATCAGTAGTTTGCGGCATGTTTTTTCTTATTTTAAAACAAATCAATAACTATTAACAAGCAAAGCGATAGATAATGGAAAACAAGACTCTAAAGTACATTCTCGGAAAAGCCGTTGCTGGTGAGCCTGCTGACATTTGTTTTTATGACGATGTCGACTGGTGGAGCGTGCAGGACTTTCTCTGGGAGTTTGACTACTTGGTCGACAGCGTCAAGCCTTCTAAAATAAGGGTTCACATCAACTCTTGCGGAGGCAATGTGGTCGACGGCATCAGCGTTTTCTCGAAAATCATCGACTGCAATGTGCCGACTGATTGCATAATAGACGGTCTTGCAGCGTCAATGGCGTCCATCATCTGGGCCGCTGGAGACGAGGTTTACATGAAGGATTACGCTCTTTTAATGATTCACAACCCGTTTGTTGACAACGGAGAGACAAAAGAGTACAGCCAGGTGACCGAAGCCTTCAAGAAACAGCTGAAGACCATTTACACAAAGCGTTTTGGCCTGGATGCCGAGACTGTGGAAAACATCATGAATGGCGAGCCTGGCAATGACGGCACGTTCTTTACCGCTGAGGAGGCTGTGGAGAAAGGTTTTATTGAGCAGTCTCATGTCATTGAGACGCCTCAGGCTAAACGCGGCCAGATAGAAGCTGCACTGAAAGGTGTCAGCGACATGGCTAAGATAAAGGCTGTTATGGCCATGGCTATTTCAGCCCCTGCACCTGCTGTTAAAGGAGAAACCAAAATAGCAAAACCACAAATTTCAAACAACGACAAAATGGAAAAGAATGAAATCACAGTTGTCGCAGCTCTTTTAGGGCTGACAGGCGACAAGGCAACTGCTGAGAATGTTTCAGCTACTATTACCGAGCTTAAGGGCAAGGCTGACAAGTATGATGAAGCTCAGGCAGAACTCGCTCAAGTGAAGAGCAGCCTTTCTGACCTCCAGACCAAACTGGCGGCAAGTGAGGCTTCAGTTAGCAACCTTACCGAAAACCTCAACACTGCAAAGGCAAGCCTGGAGCAGTATCAGGAAAAGGAGAAGGCTGAGAAAGAGGCTAAGATTAGCGCTCTCGTAGACGACGCTATCAAGGCTTGCAAAATCAACAAGGAAGACCGTGAGTCTTGGATTAGCATGGCTCAGAGCAACTTTGAGCTTGCTGAGAAGACACTCGCTTCCATCCCTGCTCGTGAAGACCTTGGCAAGGCTATTGCAAAGGACGCGAACGACTCTGCCAAGGACGGCATGAAGTCTGAGGAAGAGAAGGTTCAGGACAAGGTCAATGAGGTGGTCGGCAACGGGTTTGCTTTCCGCACAATGGAGTAAGAATAAAGTATTAACAAACTAAAACAAACAGAACAATGGCATTTCAATTTAACGCCGGTCAGACCAATTACACTGGTGAGGTTCTTGAGGACCTTTTGACCTACACCGCGCAAGAGAATGAGACCTACAAAGAAGGCCTGATTCACATTAAGTCTGGAATCCAGAAGAAGTACGCTCTGCCAAGCGTTCAGCTCGGCGAAATCATCCAGGACCATGTTGCCACCCCTGACAGTTCAAAGTCAAAGGGTCAGTATGTGTTCGCTGAGCGTTATCTGGAGCCTAACGACTTCATGATTTATTTCGAGTTCAACCCACGCGACTTCGAGCAGTACTACAAGCCATTCCAGCCAACGGGTAACCTCGTGTTCCGCGAGCTTGACCCTAAGGTTCAGGCAACGATGATTCGTCTGCTCATGGAGAGCAAGGCTGAGTACATCAACCACGCTATCTGGTGCTCTGCAACACAGGCTACCGCTGCAAAGATGGCTGTTGCCAACACAGGCGACACCCTGGAGCTTGGCTCTAACGATGCAGCCGGACCTATGAAGTATTTCGAGGGCGCTCTGACACGTCTGTTGATGAACAACGGCGCAGGCGCTGGCACTGAGGACGCTAAGTGCGGCAAGTGTACAATCGCAGGCACAGGCAAGTTCGCTAATGGTGCAGCTGTTGAGACTGAGCTGTTCACAATGTGGAAGGCTCTTGAGCCAAAGATCCGCAAGAAGGCTGGCTTGACCATCCTTATGGACTATGCTACATGGGACAAGTACAACCAGTATCTGTCAGACAAGACCATGAAGTACAGCGACAACCGTCAGGAGAATCAGCACCTGTTCCAGGGCAAGCGCATTATTCCTATGGTTGCACTGCCTGAGGACACTATCGTAATCGGTGTGTTCACTACAGGCATCGACTCGAACCTCTGGATGGGCGTTGACTACGCTAACGACGAGAATGTTCTTCAGATAGAGAAGCTTCAGGCCAACTCTGAGCTGTACTTCTTCAAGATGCTGCTCAAGATGGACGTGAACATCGTTCGCCCGAAGGAAATCATCGCCCACATTCCTTACACTTACACAGCGTAAAACCATGCGTAGGGAGGCCGGCAACGACCTCCCGGCGCTTAAAAGTATAGGATTATGGCTAAGAAAAGCAATACAAAAATAGACAAAGAGCAGGCGGCTGAGCAGGCTCAGGTTGAGGAGCAGATTCTTGACCAGACTCAGGGCAACACCGAAAAGCAAGAGTCTGAAACTGAGAAGGCTCCTGAAGAGGAAAAAACTCCTGAAGAGAAAAAAACTCCTGAAGAGGAAAAAACTCCTGAAGAGAAAAAAACTCCTGAAGAGAAAAAAACTCCTGAAGAGGAGAAAACTCCTGAAGAGGAAAAAGTTTCCGAAGAGGGGAAAACTCCTGAAGAAACCGCTATCAGCCCATTTGTAGAGAGGCTGATGAAGCTCTATCCTCAGTACGAAAAGTTCTGGGTTACAAAGGAGGGATTCGTCCATCCAGAAGGTGTTCCAGAGCGATTGACTAAGGATGCAACACTCTACATAAACAAGTATTATAACAAATAAAAACTCATTACAATGGCATCTAAAACAGAGTTAGGTGGAGTCTTCAACACAGACATTGACAACCAACTTACCAGCAGCACCTTTGTAAGTACTGAAAATGCTGTAGGACTCATCTTCGATACCGCTATCGTGGGTGGTCTGGCATCAGCACTTGGCTCAGGGGAGGCGGCAACCGCTTTCGCTAATGGCAATGTTGTCGAGTTGAACACTCTGAAAGACTTGGAGACGGTGGGGCTTGACGACACCGTTATGAAGGGGCTTCCGCTGTACCATGTGAACAATTTCTTCTCGCTTGCTGGCAACGGTAAGCGCCTGTTCCTCTCGTTTATGGATTCCACTACAGATACCAATTTTGAGGCTGTCGAAAAGATGCAGCTTGCGTCTGGAGGCATTCTATATCAGATTGGTGTTTGGACTGGTGTTCCTATCGCGGAGGCTGCTGAATCAGGCAACTACACCCTGCCTTCTGCGAACATTCTCAAGAAACTCCAGACACAGGCGGAGGTGCTCGGCGGAAAGATAGGCGTGACCAACTACGAAGGTAATGCTCCTTTGAACATCCTTCTGAACGCTCCTATCATCAACGCTGCTGTATGTGACGTGACGAAACTCCCTGACATCAGTGAACTTGACTTCCCGAAGGTCTCTGTTCTTCTCGGACAGTTCTCAAGCAAGGACGTTCACGACCTTCAACTTGCAATCAACACCGCGAAAGCCAACACACCCGCATTCGCTGTGGTGGGCAATATCGGAGCCGCGCTCGCATGCCTTGCTATCGCTCCAGCCAATGAAAGCATCGCTCATGTTGCAAGTTTCAACCTGGCAGCAATCGGTACTGAGGCGGAACTCGGTTTCGGCAACCTCACAGTAGCGGATGGAGCATGGGCAGCCGCAGTCTCGTACACAAACATCAAGAGCATGGGCTATCTGAAGCGTAACATCAACCTTCACAAGAAGGGTTACATCTTCCTGACAAACTATGATAGCCTGGAGAACAGCATCTTCTTCAGCTCTGACCAGACTCTCTCGACTAAGGACTACCGCACAATCGCACGCTGCCGTGTTATGCACAAGAGCCGTCGCGTTGTTCGTCGTGCCCTCCTTCCTTATGTCAACTCCAGCGTTGAGGTGGATACCACAACAGGTCAGCTTTCTGCATCGGCTATCAGCGCTTTCCAGAACATCGTTCTTGGTGCGCTCGATGCCAACATGGTAGAGCCTGGCACATCGGTTCCACAGATTAGCGGACGCACATGTTCGATTGATCCTGCGCAGAACGTATTGGAGAATGACAAACTCGATATCACCTACATGCTCGTTCCTCTCGGAACAGCTTCGGTGATTAACGTGACTGAAGGATTCACCACAACTGCGGGTTAATAAAGCTAACCGTTAAATCATTAAAAGAATAACAAAATGGCAGCAACAATTAACAACGTCGCATATAGCTGGTCGATGATTCAGCTCCAGACCAACCTTTCAGGCGAGAGCGAGAGCAACCCGATTCTCGTGGACGCTACAGCGATTTCCTGGAACTCAGACCGAAAGATTGAGTCTATCTATGGACTTGGCGGTCAGCCTCGCAAGAGAGGCTTCGGAAACGTGACCTACGAGGCTTCAATCACTCTCCCATACGGCACTCAGATGACTCTCCGTCAGAAATCGGCAGACGGCACTCTGCTCGGCCTGGGCGAGTTCAACCTGATTATCAGCTGGGTTAACGACCTTGCAGCAGACATCACTTCTGAGACTGTGACTCTTGCTGGATGTATCCTTTCTCAAGGCGGAATGGACGCATCTCAGGATGACACATCAATCACAAAGGAGTTTGACTTGCATCCGCACCGCATCTACACCAACACTGTGGCTGCGAACTCAAAGCAGAGCTGGTCACACGAACTCTACAGCAAATAAGTTTATTACTTGTATTGCTTGTGTCGGGGCGCTTCTTATGGGAGCGCCCTTTTTTATGCAACTTTGCATACTTGACTATTATTGATTGACAAGTAATAAACAAACGATATACAGATTATTATGAACGAACAGAACAATCAGCCGGGAGCAGCAGCTCAGGAGCAGGCGCCCGAGGTAAAAGAGAAAGGCATGGTATTCAGCGATGTCACTGTGCCAGTTGAAATCAGAGAGAACATCAATAAAAAGGTCATGGAACTGAAGCAGAAGCATGGCGTGAAGAAGGTTTATGTTATCGTCGTTGAAGGTGACGAAGATGACGACAAGCCTCTTTACATTGGCTATTTCAGACGTCCTAACCTGATGTACTTCAGCCAGTACATGAACTTCGTGCAGAAAGACCTTGTGCAGGCCAACAAGATGCTTGCAACCAACATCTTCCTGGACGGCGACAAGGAGTTGGTTGACGACGACGACTTGTTCCTGTACGGCACAATGCAGCAGTTGAGCCACGTTATCGACTCCCGCAATGCCGACCTGGTAAAGAGATAGAGCGTTGCCGCATAGGCAAGGAGGATTACTTCCGACAACGCTTTGCCCTGATGGTGTACTACTATCCTCATCTCAACCTGGACGACATGTCTATGAGAGACTTTGCCTTCTGGTCGGAGAATGCGTATTGGTTGCACTCCCAGATGTTGATGATGCAACAAGCCAACGCGATGAGTATATTCGGAGGGGTTAAGAAATGACAATGGGCGAGGTCCTTACGGGCTTCGCCCTTGCTATTAAAAAATAAACGATATGCCAGAACTTGGAAATGTAACAGTCGGAGTGGGCGATTCAGGGAATGCCGCGCCTACCATATCTACTGACGAAAGTATCGGCGGCCTGCTGTTTGACCTCAGCGGCTTCGATGCCCCGTTTAGCCAGTTTCCTCAATGCGAGGCCAATTTCGGTAACGGCCAGGTTTGCCTTGTGAACAACCTTAACGAGGCTGCTGCGCTTGGCCTTGGAGACAATGGTTTCTTGGGTGGGGTTGTGCATTACCACCTGTCTTCTTTTTATGATTATGTCGGTGGCGACGCCCCGCTTTACATTGCTTTTAAGGACTGCACAGACGGGTGGGAGTATATCGAGGACATGCAGCATCTTGCTGACGGGAAGATATTCCAGTTGGGCGTATGGACATCGCAAATGCTCGTTCAGGCTGGGGACCAGGGAGAGATAGGGCTTACGTCTCTTGCATACAAAATGGAAGAGGCCGCCGAATTGCTTTGCGGAAAAATAGGCAAGGCCTCGATGTCTCCTGTGCCGCTGAACATCATCCTGAGTGCCAACACATGCGGAACCCTCGGCAGCGTAAGGCCTAACAGGCTGCCTGACCTTATGGAAGTAAACGCTCCAAAGGTGTCGGTGCTGCTGTGCCAGAACAACGTAAGCAGTGTGTCGGCAATTCAGGCTGTCCTTCCAGACAATGCGCCGGTAGGCTCTATCGGCATTGCCATGGCGATATTAAGCCTGGCAGGAGTCGAAGAGTCTGTGGGGGCTGTTGCAAATTATAATCTGAACAAAGACGACAAGTTCCAGAATCCGGCCATTCCGCTCGGCTCAGCGCAATATCTCCCGTCAGATGTGGACCGCGTCAGTCTGTCAATGCTTTCTTCTTGCGGGTATATAGTGCCGGTTGAGTATGACGGTAGGGAAGGGGAGTACTTCTTCAGCAACGACACCACACTGGGCGGCGGAGATTATGGCTCCATAGCAAACAACAGGGTTATGCACAAATGCAGGAGAGCCCTTTACTCGGTGCTTTTGCCTTATGTCAACAGCCATTATCTGTTCGACTCGTCTGGCAGGATGTCCCAGTCGTCTGCCTCATTTATTATTTCGGACATAGGCAGAGTGCTTGACGGAGTCATGGTCAACAAGATGGGCCAGGGACAGATTAGCGGACGTGAAATCGAAGTGTCAGATACTGGTGACTCAGCCAATGACGATACACTTATAGTAAAGCTGACAATAACCCCGGCAGGCTATAACGAGCAGATTGTTGAAGCCGTTTCAACGTGACCTTGCCACTAATATAAAATCAGGCGCCCGCAGAATGCTCTGTGGGCGCTTTTGCTTTAACTATTATCAATAAACAGCAAATACAAAATATAATGGCAGCAAATTCATTTAAAAATTATCTTGTCAGATATGATGTGGCAGTGAATATTGAGAACTCTGTCAGGAATATCGACGCCTTAAAAGCTTCAGTTGAAGGCTTTGTTGGGCCAGCGGAAAATTTGGCTAAAAGTTTAGCCACCGTTTCTGGAGCAATTAAAAAGGTAAAAGAGAGCGCATCCATCAAGTTTGAAATATCTTCTAATATAGCTGGATTTCAAACACAGCTTAATGCACTTGTAAGGCTGGCCCGTGAAAAAGGCGCAGAAGCAGCGAAAGCCTACCAACAGGCGCTGAATGGAGCAGTTACAGGCAAGGGGGCAGCGGCAGGTGCAGCCAGCAAAGCCATCAAGCGAGACCTCAAATCCATGCTTAATGAGAGAAAATATCTCGAAGACGAGCTTAAAAAATTTGAAAAAACTATATTCCACAGACCTGGAACGGCAGCTGCGAAAAAACATGGCATAAAAGAGACTGTAATTAGGGGGAACACCGATGCTGAACGCAAATTAATTCGTTCTCTTCAAGACAGACTTGCTGCTGTCAGCAAAGAAATGGAATCTTCTAAGATTTCAACTGCCCCTGTAACTATTGCAAAACCCAAGTCTGCTCCAAAAGCTGCAAGCACTGCGGCTGCGACATTGGTGAATCAGTTTGGCCCAAAATGGATTAAAGATACGTTCGGTTCTAAAAAGAGCGCGACGTTAAAACTTCAAATCAATAAGTCTGATGCCGACAAGAAGCTGGCCGATTTCGCAGCTCAGTTGAAAAATTTGCAGAAACTGGGCATTATCTCGGTTACTCCGACTATGAATATGGAGGCGCATGCGATAGCAAAGGCAAAGCTTGAAGAGCTTGTAGTAATGGCCAACGCCATTCGTGCCTCTCTTTCAAACCCGTTTGCTCCGCTTGCAGGCCAAAAGAGTTTGACCAAAGCCGAAAATCAGCAATTAACAGCTCTTCAGAACCGTGTAGCTGCAAATGAAATTAAAAGGGGTAGCGCAAAAGGTTCTGCAAAGGGGGGCTTGACAACCAGCATAAATAGAGATAAGGCTAAAATAAGCGCCCTTTTAGCTAAAAGTGGAGGGGCAGCCGCAAGTGCAGTAGGACAGGCGAATAGTGGGTTGAACGCTACATTGGCCAAAATGCAGCAAGTAGCAGACACTAAACCCATAAGGATATCCACCGTTCTTATTCCTAACGGCCAGGCAGGTTTCGGCCTTAGAATGGATATTTTTAAATTACAAGAACTTGCCAATACAACCCCTGTCAGAATACCTGTAGTAGCAGCGCCTGTAGCTGGGGGAAAAGCCGGCGGTGGCGTTCAGAGGAGTATCAAATCAAAAGGCACTACAGGAATACAACCGCTTCCTGTAAATGAAAAGAATGTAAAAGGCACCAAGGCTATTTTGTCAGGGATAAGTGCCGCCAATGTGACTAAAAAGACAGAAGCTCTTGCAAGGCTAAATTCAGTTCTTGCTCAAATGCCCCCGTCCCTTGACAGAAATTACACCATAAAACTTAGTGTAACCGGCATTGACAGAAAAGTCGCCCAATTAGAAAGGCTTATCCCGCTGCTTTCACAATTACCTGCAAATATATCAAGAAATTACAGCGTAGCGGCAAACGGCAGCAAAACAAGCGCGACTGGTACAACCGCTCCAGCAACATCGGTTGTACCGACCAGAAATTCTTACATCTCAGCCAGCGGCTACGGCAACAGGGCAATAATAACCCCCCGCAATGCACGGAAGGTTTCAATGAACAGCCTTGGATACCAAATATTTGGAAACACTTCATTTGGTGCAAGGACTCCTATGTTCTTGGATATGATGAAGGGTATGGGAGTTATGACAGGAGTCGGAGCTGCGATGTCTACTATTTCAAACGCCTTCACCCATGCGGCTGAGTATCAGAATACCATGCTTACCGCTCAGGCCATTCTGAAAGAAAATTATAAGGGGAGCAATTTCTACGGCGACTTCAAAGAAATGACAGGAATCGTCCGCGACGTCGCCAAGAGAACCAAATTCACGGCTCCTCAGGCTGCCGACGCTGCAAGGTTTATGGCTATGGCCGGCCTCAACATTCCGATGATTAACGCCGCCATATCGCCTATCGCTGACGTGGCTGTGATTGGAGATAATGATTTGGGAGAGGTGGCAGACAAGATGACTAATATTATGACTGCCTTCAATCTGAAGCCTCAGAATATGCGTCACCTTGCAGACGCCCTCACCAAGACGTTCACCAGCACCAATACCGACATGATGATGCTTGCTGAGTCTATGCAGTACGCCGCACCAATGGCCCACCTTGCAGGAGCCGATGTGGAGGAGGCGCTGGCGATGATTGGTATCATGGGTAATGCCGGTATCCAGGGCTCAATGGCTGGTACGACGCTCCGCATGATGTACCAGAACATCATCAAGCCGAACAAGAACCAGGCGAAGATGTGGGAAAGTCTGGGAATCAAGACAACAGACGCAAACGGCCACACCAGAAATATACTCGACATACTTTCCGACCTGAGAGGCAAACTGAGCTTCAAGGACGCTAAGGATATGGAAGGCAACTGGAAAGACGAAGGCACTCCAGTCGCAAAGGCAGTGTCCGAGTTGTTCCGTGTTACCGCTTCAGCAGGTGCAGGAACGCTGCTTGAGAACCTTGACAAGGTTAAATCTCTTGTCCAGGCCAATAGAGCGGTCACTGGTTTGTCTGAAAGCGTTTCCCAGGTTAAGCAGAACGACGTAAAGGGATTGTGGAACAAGTTGACCTCAGCCTTTACTGACGCTGTGGTGACTGAATTTGAAAGCTCAGACGGTGTCATTAAAAAATATCTCGGAGACATAACTCAGTATCTTGCGTCAGACGAGTTCAAGGGCACGTTGCATGAGATATTTGACCTTGTGGTGTCGCTTGCCAATGTCATGGGGAAAGTGGCCAAGGTTTGGAGATTCCTGATAGGCAGTTTTGGCGGATTGTACAAGTATATCCTTCAAGCGCAGTTCTTCATCCATCAGGTGGGCTTCCTGCTTACTCCGTTCAGGCAGATGTTCCAGTTGGGCGCAAGGACGCTCGGAGCGTTCAGGCTTGGAGGTTCCGTTGTGTCCGCTGGCAGTGTGGCAGCAGGGGGCGCGGCGCCAATTCTTGCGCAGGGGGCAGTGATGGCCGGGGCGGCAAGGGGGCGCTCTGGGGACTACATCCGAATCGGTTCTGCCTCGAACATGAACCCGGCATTGAGGACGGGCTACCAGGTTTCCATGGCCCAGCAGTTCCTGAGAGGGCGAGAGCGATATAACTTCCCTACATACAGGGGCATAATAAAATCAGGTGGCGGCAAAGCGCTGAAGAACTTCTACTATGGACGCGCTGCCGGCGCTGCCGACTACATACTCGCCAGCAGCATGCTCGGCCAGGCGTATCTCTCAAGGACCGCCGGGGTGAAGAACTTCCGCATGGCCCACTTGTCAGGCATAGGCGAGTGGTTCATGAGGGCTGAGAACAGACAGCGCCTTGGAGCCCATAGTGCAGGGGCGAGCGCCGTGCTGTTGGGCGGAAGCGCCAATCCCCATCTTGCTGCGGAATACGCCAAGCGTGCGGAGAGTTACAGGTACGCTTATCTGCACACAGGCTCGAATACGGCCCGCACGAACTGGAAGGCATACGAGCAGGCTGCGGCGAGGGCTAATGAGATACAGGCCAGGGCCAACAGGATATATGGATTTGGAGGCCGCTTTACAAGAGGGTTTACTACAGCCGCCACATGGACGCCCACGCTTATGAGTATGGGCGGCATAACGACGTGGTTCAAGAGTATGGCGGGCACTGTAGGAAAGTGTCTGGGCGCATTGGTCAATCCCCTTACTCTCACGGCTGCGGCGGTGGGCGGCGTTCTGCTGGCCTTCAACAAGATGGGCAAGAACATTGAAGAGGCTAACAGGCGCTTCAATGCCCAGAACAAGAGGGATGTCGCTGTGACTGGAGGTGTCGCCGCGTCGCTGGGTGGAAGAACGACTGTCGATGTAATCAACGACAGGAGCAAGATTGGAGCAGGCCCTCTGCAACTCGGTTTGATTAAGCCCTTGGGACAAACCCAGGAGTCTTCACGGTATAGCGTCAATCCGATGCTCAGGAACACGAAGGGGGTTGCCAGCATATTCCGCAACGCAGACGCTGACGATTTTATCCCATACGCCACCCAGTTGCTTTCTGACATGTCTCCAATGATATATGGCAAGAAAGTTCCGCACTATGCAGTTTCTGGTTTATACGAAAGAACCAATGCCGCATCTGGAAGTTACAAGTCATTCACTGACAAAGAGGCTTTGCAGAAGGATGCCGTGAAGGCGGCTCTCATGCTCGTTGGAGCCACCTCTCCGGAGGCAAAGGCCGCATCCTCCTCGATTATTGCTGAATTGCGAACATGGGAGAAGATAACCGATAAAGAACAGTCGGCGCTCATGTTCCAGCAAATAATGGAAAGTGCTCGGCAGGCTGCTGCGAAGTTCAATCCAGCCGGCAGAAATCTCACCCGATTTGCTGATACATACAGCGTAAACGAGATAGGTTCAATGAGAAGCGGCAAGGCGATGACCAGTTATGAGGCTCAACTGGGTGCTTATAATGCGGTAATGGACATCACCAACCCCAACTCTCCCCTTTATGGAAGGTGGGCTGCCATAAATGAATTGCGTAACGTTGCCGAAGTCGGAACCCAGCAGTGGTATGATAATGTTGCAAAGATAGCAGGCGCTATGCAGATGCAGGTGATGGATAAGAACGGCAATGTTAGAGAACTCCTGCTTCAGTTCGACAACAGCAGAATTACATGGGAGGCTTTTCAGTCGCGAATGGCAGCCCTTAATATACAGGTGGATGACGACATTGCAACCTACCAAGGCATCATTGTCCAGGCGTACCAAGAAATGAAAGGTATGGTGGATAAGGCTGGTGCAGGAATGGTGTCTATAGAGCAATTTGTAGACAAGCATGGCATAAAGTTGCCTAAGGGGTGGGCTCTTACGATGACCCCGCAACAACTTACTGCATGGCAGAGAAAAGTGATTAATAACTGGGAGAGCACCGCCCCGGCTTTCCAGGCAATAAGGAAGAAATATGGCGACCAGAAAACTTTTGTAAACAGTACAAACGGAGTGCCTTCAGGGTGGGGGCCATGGGCGAAAGACAATCGGCCTACAGACGCTGAAGTTGAAGGTGTTGAGAACGCCCTCATTAAAATGCAGTTGAATGAAGCCCAAAAGGGAAAGGGTGGAGGCAGTAAGGACCAGGCTTACGCTATTCCTCAGACCGTTAATCAAAAGCCTTATAGCGGAGCGAATTACATGCCTCAATCAAAGGCGGGCTCTGCCAATGGTGTGAATGTGAATATTGATATGAACGGCTGGAGTGTCGGCAGCGATGCGAATACTCGTGAAATCGCGCAGGCTGTTCAAGATGCTGTAGTAAACGCTATGACTGTAGCAATAGGGTAATTGTATGGCGGGTGTGGATTATTCATCCTCATCCGCTTCATACGTCATCACCCATGTGTTTTCATCATCTGTTCTGAAATAGCACATAAAATATTCCATTCCATTGGAGTGCCACAGCAGTTTTTCCCCGTCTCCAAAGGGCTCAGCCTCACATTTTCCACAATACAAATTCAATTTGGCGCACAACAACGACGTTATAGTTTCAAATTTTATAAAGTCACTGCTGTCGGCTTCGCTGGCATTTACCCTCATCATCACTAACGCATACACAATTTTGTTGCTGTTTTTAGGGGTACGCAAAGATATTGTGTTTCCCATCGCAGCCGTATCAAAGTCCGTTAACATTAATTGTGCCTGAACACGGTATTCTTCCCAATCGTTATAGGAATCTGTATGAAAAACCTTGAATTTGTTTTTTATAGAGTCAAGAGGGGTCCCGTAATTGATGTGTAATGAATCAAGATGCAGCAACATTATTTCATCATTGGACTCGTGCTTGCTGCATGAAAACATCAATGTGCAGGCTATGGCAATAAAATAAACAAGCTTTTTCATATTGTGTTAAGTTTAAGTTTCGTCCGCAAAAATAGAAAAAATAAACGCACTGCCAACACTCTTCAGGCCAAAATAACCATAAACAAGTTTAACGTCGGTTAAAATGGCTATTAAGAAGAAAAGACACCGTATCTCAGACTATTAAAAATTAAGATGGCAAATTTCGGAACATCAATAAACAACCTCACCTATTCCGTGGTCAACGGCGCGATGAATCACGGCATGGGTTTTGCCATGGACTGGCTCCAGGGCAAGTGGGCCAATGGCGGAAGAGACAAAAAGGTCCGTTTC